CGCTCACCGGCGACGTTAGGCATCAGAAACCAGCGCATTGCGAGCGGTCAGCACGTTGGTCTGGCAACGCTCGGGCCACTCGCTGCTGAAGTGCTGCGCGATGTGCTGCAACGCTTCGCGCATGCGCTCGGTCTTGCGCTTCTCACGGATCAGCAGGTTCAACACCGCTTCGGTGTCGCGCCGCTCGCGTTCAATCCGCTGGGCCGGCGTCTCGCCTTCCTTCAAGTACTGCTCGCAGTCGGCCAGCATCTGGCGCAGCTCGCGCACGTCGCCGGTCACGCTTCCATCAGCCATCGTCTGTCCTTTCTTGCATTGCTGGCACTCCGGCACTCGGTGCGGAATGCAGGTCATCGCGAGTACTCTGGTCACCTCGGTCTCCACCCAGGCCTAACTGGGCGCTCAAGCGGGACCTTCGCCGGCAAGCCGGCTCGGCCCATTAGCTTCGACGTTAGGCGTCTTCGTTGTCATACGCCGGATCGTCAACCACGGTAGTCGTCGGGTACGCTCCACGCGCGTGCGGCTTAGCCGGCAGCATCAGGAACGTGTATTCGCCAGTGCGGTCGGGAACCGTGCGGCCCCAGCCGTGGCGCACCTTGCCCCAACCTTTCAGCGGGCCGCCGTACCACTCTTCGCACGCCTTCATGAACTCGGCCGGGTCTTGGTGGCCCTTGCTCATCAGCGTCTTGGTCTCGTCGGTGTAAAGGCACTGCACGTCCAAGGCGTATCGCTTCGGAGCCACGCCTAACTGGTCGCTCAAGGCGGGACTTGCGCCCGGCTGCTCTGTGGTCATCGTTGGTTCCTTTTGGGCGCAAGCCCCTTAGCTTCGACGTTAGGCCTTGCCAGCCCGCACCAACTCTGCAAACGCGCGAGCAGCGCCATCGCTTGCGAAGTGGCCGCGCCTGTCCCAGCACGCTGATGCGATCCGATCGCGCTCTGCCGCAACATCAATAGCGCAACCGTCCAAGGCTTCAACGGCGGCTTCAAAGTTACCCTGAGCCACAGAGTTAAGTCTCTCAATCTCCAGAATTGCCGCCTGAATCAGCGTTACCGAGTTGTGAGTCGTCTCTCCGTCAAGCCATCGGCGCATCTTGTCAACCAGGCCTAACTGGTCGCTGGAGCCGAACTCGTTCTTCGCTTCGCTCATCTCTCGCCCCTCAGCTCAAACGTTATGCAGCACCAACAGCCCGGCTTTCCGCCATCGCCTTGTCTACGGCGGTGTCCGTCTTGGCGCTCTCGGCCGGATCGGTTTCGCACCACGACCACTGCGCATGCTCGTCTACCAAGCGCGCAACGTCTTCGACCGCCAGCAGGTCGCGCAGCCAGCGGTAGCGTTCGGCGTCCTTGCGCAGCTTCTGGCACTCGGCGTGCAGTGCGTTGAAGTCAACTGCACGCACCATCAGCGGCATGCCGTGGCGAAAATCGAAAGTCTGCGTCACGCCATCGGCGGCGCTGCACTTGGTTGCGTTCTCTGCCATCTTCAATCTCCTTTGTTCGCCGCTAGGCGCTGTCGGTGGTGCGGTGGATGTGGATGGTGATGTTCATGCTTCCTCCAACTCCGCGAACTCCACTCCCTGCTGCGCTCCGAACGAGCCGATCAGTTCCAGAAGCTCGCTCATCTCGCTCTTGCTCATCTGGCTAGTGCGCTGGCCGAGCACGACGAAGCCGCCGTCAACTCCCGGCACCACGCGCTGCTTGCGAAGCGCTGCCGTGAGAACGTCCTTCCAGTCCTCCGGCGTCAGCTTCTGGCCGTGCCAGTTCACTTGCCGTGACAGTTCGCCCAAGCGCGCCCACATCAACCGATTCTGTGGATCGCTGCGCTTCTCCGAGCGAATCTCCAAATGCAGGCGCTCGCCAGCCACCAGCAGCGGCTTGATCGCCATCCACACTTCCATGAGGCACTGATGCGCCTGGTGAGCGTTGAACAGGCCGAGGCGGATCGTTTCCATCAGGCCGCTCCGATCCTCAGGCCCTTCTCGACCTTGAGTGCAGCGCGCACCTTCGAGCCGAGACGAGACCACAGGTGCAACTTCTGCTCGTTGTCGAGTTGCTCGATCTCGACTCGCTCGAAGGCGTCATACTGCCCGCTGCTTGCGAACACCGATTCCACGTCCTGGGCCAGCTCATCGAAATACAGCTTGTCCTCCTGAGACAGCGGCGGCAGCGTGGCGATGGTGTCGGCCATCGCTCCTGTCTTCTTCGGTGCCGGCGCTTCGTCGGCTTCCGGGAGGTCTTCGCCGGCATAGATGTACAGGCCGAGCCCATGCATGGCGATGGCTTTTGCAAGGCACCGCATCTGCGCCTTGTTCACGTCGAACGCGTTCGGCTTCGGGATCGCCTTGTTCTTGTGATCCATCACCGGAAGCAGGCAGCGCCGGGTGATTCCCTTGATCGTCGCGTCAACTCCGACAAGAGCGGTCGCGTCGTCCATGCGGCACAGCATCTGGAATGCCTCACCCTGGCCGGCGAAGTTGATCGGCTCCCAGGTTGCTTGCGGGTCGATCTTGAGCACTTCGGCCCACGCCCAGGCCCACGACAGATAGGTGAGGCCGTTCTTCTTCTCCGTGTGGTCGGAGACGTTGATCTTGAGAAGGTCGCTCATGGTCACCTCAGAACTGAACGCGGGCCGACGCATCGCGCCATGCCTGCAAGAAGCTGAACAGCACCCCATGCGCGGAAGCTCGGTAGATGCGGTACATGCCGAAGAAGTAGCGCAGCGGAGTCACTTGATCCTCCTGATGAATCGCACCAGCCGCGCCCACAGCGACGGCCTGGTGATCTCGACGGCGCACGCATAACGTGCGTTCCTGCTGAGTTCGGTCTGAGTCATCACGCCACCACGTTGGAAGTCAGCGCCCAGTGCAGCAGAGCAGCAGCACCGCAGATGGCGAGGATCAGAGCGAGGCAGAAGCCGGCGATTTCGCGCGTGGGGATCATTGCTTCTCCCCGAACCGTTGCGCTTTCCACTGCTCGTGAGCACGGTCCAAGAGCTTGCGGATGTCGTCGCTCATGTCAGAACCCCTCTGCCATCAGCGCATCACCCTCGTGGAACTCCGCGTGACGGCTGGCGATGTCGGCCAGGAACGCGGAGGCGCGCAGTTGAACGTCTTCGCCCTTCGCGGCGTCGCCCAGCAGGCGGATCAGCGTGTCGCGGCGAGCATCGCTGTCGGTGCCGGCGAAGTCGTCGAAGAACACGTCGCTGGCGCTGGTGTGGCGCGGCTTGAAGCCGGGCGTGCTCACCATCGTCTGCGGATCGCCCATGAGGGCGCTCATCAGCTCGCTGCGCAGTTGGACGTACAGGCGCGCAGCCATGTCGTCGCGCACTTCGGCCCGGCGGCTCGGGGCGATGAAGATGGAGGGTAGTGGGTAGCTCATCTGCTTCTCCTGCGCCGTCGGGTGGCGCGTTGTGGTGTACTATCGGCCAATTCTCGTACACAGTCAACAATTGTTGATTACGTAATGCCTTACGAGTCGTGAAGCGTTGACGCAGAAAAGCGATGCGTCTATTCTGCTCGCATGCACATCCTCAAGAAGCACGCCATCCAGGCCGCCAAGACTGGCACGGCGCTCGCAAACGTGCTTGGCGTCACGAAACAGGCCGTCTCGAGGTGGCCCGACGTGCTGCCGGAGCTGTACTGTTACCGCCTTCGCAGTCGGAAGCCGCGCTGGTACGCTGTCGCGCGCAAGCTGACGGAGGAGCAGTCCCAGCAAGAGCAGCAACTCGAGGCCGCATGATGCCCTACACCCCCAACCACTTCGGCACCGGCTACACACTGATCCGCCACACGGACAGCCTGTTCCAGCAGGTAGACCCGGTGAAGCCGGAACCTCTTTCCGAGGCGATACCTCTGCCTGAAGTCACCGACTCCGACTTCGCGGCGTTCGAGGAACTGACGGGGAGGAAGGCATGAGCGTACCGCGTGGTACACGCATGGGCGGTATCTACACACTCGAGGACCTCCGCATTCGCTGCAAGGTCGACGAAGACACCAATTGCTGGCATTGGGTCGGAGCCTGCAACCAGGGCCGCTATCCGCGATTTCAGCTTCGCCACGAAGACGGGTCATTCAAGACTCACAACGCCGTTCGCGGGGCGCTGATCCTTGCTGGCCGTGAGCCGAAGGAAGGCCACGTCGGGTTCCGCCGGTGCCGTTCTCACGACTGCTGCAACCCGGCTCACATGAGCGTCGGACCGAAGGCGAAGCAGGGCGCATTGATCCGGGCAGATGGCCGCCAGCGCGGAAGCCCGCTTCGCTCAGCCATGAATCGCCGCGTAAGCCGGGCGCACCTTTCGAAGCTGACGGACGAGCTTGCCAAGTGGATTCGTGAGAGCGAACAACCTGGCGTCGAGTTGGCGCATGCGCTTGGCGTCTCTAGCAACTGCATCAGCAGCGTCCGCCTTGGCAAGAGGTGGACTCAATCCGTTCGCGGTTCGTCCGTGTTCTCTTGGGCGGCAGAACTGTGAACTACTACGAGCACCACCTCGGCGACTACATGCGCGACACGGCGCATCTGTCCATGCTGGAGGATGCCGCTTATCGACGGTTGCTCGATGCCTACTATGTGCGAGAGAAGCCGCTGCCGGCTGATCTGCGCGAGTGCTACAAGCTGGCCCGCGCATCGTCCAAGCAGGAGCGCGAGGCTGTCGCCTACGTGCTGCGCGAGTTCTTCACGCTTGGCGATGACGGGCACCACCAGGCTCGCGCGGATGAAGAGATCGCCAAGTTCCGAGCCAAGTCGGAGAAGGCCCGCGCCAGCATCAATGCTCGATGGGAGCGTACACGAGCCGAACAGCAATCGAATAACGAACGTAATACGGACGATATACACCGCGCGCCCGTCCCCAGTCCCCAGTCACCAGACACCAATACTCCCCCTACCCCCTCACGGGGGAAGGTTCACGAGTTCCCGCCCGGGTTCGATCGGCTGTGGTCGGTGTACCCGCGGAAGGTCGGGAAGGACGCAGCAGCCAAGGCGTTTGCCAAGCGCAAACCCGATTCCGCCTTGGTCGAGACCATGGTCAAGGCCGTTGAGGCGCAACGAACGTCGAGGGATTGGACGAAGGACGGAGGGCAGTTCATCCCACACCTTTCGACGTGGCTCAACGAGGGCCGATGGATGGACGAGATCGGCTCGTTTTCCCAGGCCAACGACATCTTTGCGGGGGCAAGGTGAAGGGCCAAGACCGGATCATCGACATGCGCCGCGCTGGGCGTGCTCCGAGCGTTGGAGTCGTCTTCGACATGGGCGAAACGATGCCATGGTTCGACTACCTCGACAGCAAGACGCCGGGCCTGTTCAACGTCTGGATCGAGCGTGGCGACGTTCCCGCCTGCCTTGACCTTCGCTTCATCGTCGGACTGAACGTCTGCATCAGCGAAGAGGAGGGCAGAGAGTGGCGCCCGTTAGCAGAGGCCTGCGTTTCGGCTCGCGCCGCACGCGTCTTCGCTGTAGGGCGTCGGGATGGCGAACTCGTGAAGCTGTGGGACACCGAGGAAAGCAATGCAGACCATCCCTGACACCATCGATTTCTCGACCTACATGCGCCAGACCGATCCGACCGTGAAGGTGCGGAAGGCATCTGCGTTCATGGACGAAGTGGCCGCGCAGTTCTCCGAACACACCGAGCGTCACCCCTCGATGATCTCGACCAAGCTGCGCAACGTCCTGCAGTTACGTCCTGGGGAGGTCACTGTCTGGGCGGGATACAACGGGCATCGCAAGTCGATGCTTACGGGACAGGTGGCGATCGACCTCGCGGCTCAGCGCCAGCGCGTGATGATGGCTTCGTTCGAGATGCTGCCGGCGCGAACCATCGCCCGCATGGTCCGGCAGGCATGGGCGGTTGCCGAGCCTTCCCAGATGCAGCTTGACCGCTTCGGCAAGTGGTCGGACGGGCGCCTGTGGATGTTCGATCACATTGGCCGGATTGCTCCCGACGAATGCTGTGCCGTCATCCGCTACTTCGCCGACGAACTGAAGGGATCTCAGGTCTTCATCGACTCGATGATGATGGTCTGCGCCTCTGAGGAATCATTGGACGAGCAGAAGCAACTCACGACCGATCTCGTTCGGTTGGCCCAAGAAACCCGCCTGCACATCCATCTGATCGCCCACTGCCGCAAGCCGCAGGACGAGACCAAGCCACCGACGAAATACGACCTTCGGGGCTCGGCAGCGATCAGTGACCAGGCGCATAACGTCGTGACGATCTGGGCCAACAAGCCCAAGAAGTCGAAGCTGGAACAGAACCCGCATGACGAGGAAGCGCTCAGCCAGCCTGACGCCCTCGTGACCGTCGAGAAGCAGCGCAACGGCGCATTCGAGGGCCGGTCAAAGCTCTGGTTCGATGAAGCCTCCATGCGCTTCTGCGACGACCGCCAGTCGCCCATTGAACCGTATCGGATGGGCGAAGCATGACCCCCGACCAAATCCAGCTGATGCGCCAAGCGGCGAGGACGCTGCTCGAACACCACAAGGCCGGCCGTAAGTGCGATCACCACGCCCTCAAGTGGGCCAAGAACATCCTCCGCTGGCCCCACGAGCCGAAGACCGAAGGGAGCAAACCATGATCGACCAAATGCAGCAAGCCGGCCTCGGCGTTCCGACCGAAGAGCCGATTCCGACAGATTTCGGCGACATCGAAGACGAGCGCAGGCGCATGGGCGGGCTCGTCGCGGCGCTTCTGTGGGAGTTCGCGTTGGTCGGCTCGGCGTTCATCTTCTTGACCATCTGCGGCCCGCAATGATCGTGGACTTCTCCAAGCACGAAAGCATCCGCCAATGGCTCGAAGTGGCACCAGACCGCCACCGAGCCCAGCTCCGCGCGCTGTGGAGGCTCTGGCCTGCGTTCCGGGGGCAGATCGAGGAGGCGGCTAAGTGAACATCGTCGTCACTTACGCCGAGAAGATCGAGAGCGAGGCAAACATGCGCTCGCACTGGCGTGCCAAGGCATCCAGGGCAAAGCGGCAGCGGCTCTTGGCCTGGGCGGAACTACGCGTTGTAGAGCGCCCTGCGTTCCTCGGTCCCGTGGCCATCAGCCTGACCAGGATCGCGCCGCGCGAACTGGACGATGACAACCTGGCTGCCGGGTTCAAGGCCACCCGTGACGGCGTAGCGGACTGGCTCGGCGTAGATGATGGCGACAAGCGGCTGTCGTGGCGCTATGCGCAAGAGCGTGGCGCGCCGAAGACGTACCAGGTGAGGATTGAGGTGCTTGCCGCCTGTGGCGGTGGGCGTGATGACGACCCGGACGCGCGGAAGGACACGCCGATCCCGACGTGCGCGTCGCAGTCCTGCAAGTGACGGAGGAGGCCGCGCGATGAACCGCAGGCATGTGGACATGGCCCCGGACTGGGGCAAGCTGCTGGACGATCTCCAGGAAGTCATGCCGCTGCGCAAGATCGCGGAGTCCATGGGACTGACGATGATCACCGAGTCAATGCTGCGGAGCTACCGCGGCGGGGTGCAGCCGATGTTCTGGCGCGGCGATGCGCTGGTGACGCTGTGGTGCGAAACCATGAATATTGAGCGCGAGAACGTGCCGCGGATCCCAGTGGTGCGCGGGCATCGGACGCAGCGCCGGCTGGTGGATACGTCGCCGCGGGTGATGGCGCTGCCGAACTGGGCGGCGGTTGTTCCGACTGCCAGCAACGGCATCACGGGCAAGCGGAAGCGGCAGAAGGTGGTGGCGTGACCTCTAAAGTAGGCGCCGATAGACCGAAACGCCCCAAGACAGGCGGTCGGCAGAAGGGCACGCCGAACAAGACGACGGCGACGCTCAAGGACGCCATCTTGCTCGCCGCAGGGGATGTCGGCGAGGACGGCAAGGGGCGCGATGGGCTGCGCGGATACCTGCGCGGACTGGCAGCCACCGAGCCGAAGGCGTTCTCGTCGCTGCTTGGCCGAGTCGTTCCGATGCAGGTGGTCGGGGATGGAGACGGCCCGCTTACCGTCGTCGTTCGCAAGCTGGGTGCCGATGCCTGAGATCGTGCTCCCGGCCAACGGCTGGCTCCCGCGCGACTACCAGCGGCCGGCATGGATTGCGCTCGAGCGCGGCGTCAAGCGGCTGGCGCTGGCTTGGCACCGCCGCGCCGGCAAGGATGATCTGTGCATGCACTGGACGGCAGTTGCGGCCATGCAGCGCGTCGGCACCTACTGGCATATGCTGCCGATGGCGAACCAGGCGCGTAAGGCGATCTGGGATGCGGTGAATCCGCACACCGGCCGGCGCCGGATCGACGACGCATTCCCGAAGGAGTTGCGCGACACGACCCGTGAGCAGGACATGCTGATCCGGTTCAAGAACGGCAGCACTTGGCAGGTCGTCGGGTCGGACAACTACAACTCGCTGGTGGGATCGCCGCCGGTGGGCGTCGTGTTCTCGGAATACGCGCTGGCCGATCCCTCGTCGTGGGCCTTCCTGCGGCCGATCCTGGCGGAGAACGGTGGATGGGCGCTGTTCATCAGCACGCCGCGGGGGCGCAACCACTTCGCGAAGATGCTGCAGTTCGCGCGCACTGACCCGCATTGGTTCGCGCAAGTGCTGTCAGTCGATGACACAAAAGCGATCCAGGCGGAGGTGATTCAGCAAGAACTGCGCGAGCTGGAAGCCGAGCGCGGCGAGACCGAGGCCAAGGCCATCATTGCGCAGGAGTACCGGTGCGACTTCGACGCGGCCATCCCTGGCGCCTACTACGGCGAGTTGATGTCGCGCGCCGAGCGAGAGGGCCGCATCGGCGCGTTCCCGCACATCCCCGACATGCGTGTCGGCACCGCATGGGACTTGGGACATGGCGACAGCACCGTCGTCTGGATCTACCAGCAGCCCAAGCACGGGCGCCTGCGCATCATCGACGTCTTCGAGGGGTCTGGCGTCGGGGTTGACTGGTACGCGCAGAAGCTGCTGAGCCGTCCGTACGTCTACGCCGATCACATCTGGCCGCACGACGGCGGGCACGGCAACATCCGCGACATCGGCGGGACGACGCTGGAGGCCACGGCGCGCAAGCTCGGGCTGAACCCGCTGCGCATCCTCGATCGCGACACCAGCGTCGAGCAGGGCATCAACGCCGCCCGGCTGCTGCTGACGCAGTGCGAGTTCAACACCGACCCGATTCCGTTCCCGGGAGAGACGCAAGACCAGGCCAAGGCCCGCATGGGCCGCGCGCTGGATGCCATGCGCCAGTACCGCCGGGAGTGGGACGAGAAGCTGCAGAAGTTCAAGGACGCGCCGCTGCACGACTGGACGAGCCACACGGCCGATGCCTTCCGCTACTTGGCGCGAGGCCGAAAGCCGTTCAGCGAGCGCGAGACGGCCCGGCCGGCACAGGCTGCGACCGACTTCTCGATCCTCGGCTAGCGCAAGACGTACGCCGAGGCCCGCCGCATGCTCGCCGCGTATCAACCCGAGGGGTTTCCATGGGATTCATGAGCCCGAAAATCAGCGCGCCGCCGCCTCCGATCCCTCCGGTCGTTGAGGACACCGAGGGCGCCAAGCAGGACTATCAGGACCGCATGCGTGCTCGCCGCGGTCGCGCTGCTTCCATTCTGACCAAGGCCGGCCAGCCCGCACCGCAGACCGCAGCCAAGGCGCTGCTCGGGGGCTGAGTGGCTGACCTCGACGCCATCCTGCGGCGCTACGAGCAGGCGAAGAACCGCCGGTCGAACTGGGAATCGACCTGGCAGGAGATCGCCGACCGGGTCTGGCCGAGCATGGCGAACTTCACTTCGATGCGCAGCGATGGCGACAAGCGCACCGAGATGATGTTCGACAGCACGGCGTCGCTGGCCCTCATGAAGTTCTCGGCGGCGCTGGAGTCGTTCAGCTTCCCGCGCAATGCCATCTGGCACGACCTGACCGTCGATGACCCGGAGCTGAAGAAGGCCGTCACCGTCAAGCGCTACCTCGAGGACGTGCGCGACCGCCTGTTCTCAGTGCGCTACAGCCCGCGCGCCAACTTCCAGGGGCAGGCCAACGAGGTGCTGACGTCGTACGGCTGTTTCGGCACCGGCAGCATGTTCATCGACGACGACGTGCGGTCACGCGTGGTGCGCTACAAGTCGATGCCGCTGTCGCACACGTACGTGCTGGAGAACGAACACGGCTGGATCGACACCGTGTTCCGCAAGATCCCGCGCAGCGCCCGGCAGCTGGTGGAGCAGTTCGGAAACGACAAGCTGCCGGACAAGGTCCGCGCCAAGCTGGAGAAAGACCCTGACGATCCCTGCTTCGAACTGATCCACTACGTCGGCCCGCGCACCGACTACGACACCAGCAAGGTCGGCTACCTCGGCATGCCCTGGCGGTCGTGCTACGTCATGGCCGACCCCAAGGTCGAACTGAGCGAAGGCGGCTTCAACTCGTGGCCGTTCGGCTTCGGCCGCTTCCTCACCAGCAGCGGCGAGGTGTACGGCCGCAGCCCGGCCTGGCTGGCGCTGTCGAACATCAAGGTGCTGAACACCCAGAAGAAGACCGTGCTCAAGGCCGGGCACATGGTCACGACGCCGCCGCTGCTGGCCGCCGAGGATGGTGTGCTGTCGCAGTTCAGCATGCAGCCCGGGTACATGAACTTCGGCGCGCTGAACGACCGCGGCGAGCCGCTGGTCAAGCCGCTGATCACCCAGGCCCGCGTCGACATTGGCCTCGACATGATGGACAAGGAGCGCGAGATCATCGCCTCCGGCTTCCTGCTCGACGTCTTCCAGGTTCTGGTCGAGAACCCGAACATGACGGCCACGCAGGCGCTGGAGCTGATGAACGAGCGCGCCAACATCATCGCGCCGCTGATCGGCCGTCTGCAGGGGGAACTGCTCGGCGCCATCATCGAGCGCGAGGTGCAGATCCTCGCCGATGCCGGCCAGCTGCCGGAGATGCCGCCCGAACTGATCGAGGCGCAGGGCGAGTACCGCATCGAGTTCACCGGCCCGATGAACCGGGCCATGCGTGCCGGCGAGGGCGCCGCGATCGTCCGCACGCTCGAGGCCGCGATCCCGCTGGCGCAGATCGACCCGGGCGCACTCGACGCCATCAAGGTGCCGGAGTCGGTCGCCGAGCTGGCCGAGATCAACGGCATGCCGGCCCGCCTGCGCCGCAGCGAGGACGAGATCAAGGCCATGAAGTCCGGCCGCGCTGAGCAGTCGCAGGCCGACGCGCTGCTGCAGGCCGCGCCGGTCGTGTCGCAGACTGCGGCCAACCTCCTGAAGATGCAACAGAACGGCGGCATGCCGGTCGTATGAGCTGGGACTCCGTAGCCGAGCGCATCCGTGCGCGACTCTTTGTCCGCCGTGACGCCTACCGCGCGGTGTTCTCCCCCGGCGGTCAGCTTGGCCCGATGGCCGAGGTCGTCATGCGCGACCTTGCCCGCTACTGCCACGCCGACCGCGCCAGCCTGATCGTCTCGCCGGTGACGCGCCAGGCCGACCCGCTGGCGATGGCATTCGCCGAGGGGCAACGAGACGTCTTCAACCGCATCTGCGCGCAGATCAACATCACACCTGCGCAGATTTACCGCATCGCCTACCAGAAGGAGCACGACGCACCATGAGCGACACGAACCTGAACCCCGGCGGCACGCCGCTCGCACCCGGAGCAACCCCGCCGGCGCCGCCTGCAGGCCACGGCATCGCCTGGCTGCCTGCCGACATGAACGACGCCGAGGTCATCGGCACCGTCCAGGCCAAGCAGTGGCAAGGCCCGGCCGATGTGGTCAAGGGCTACGCCAACCTCGAGCGCCTGCTCGGCGCCGATCGCGCCGGCCGCACCATCACCATCCCGAAGGACGAGGCCGACGCGGACGGCTGGAAGTCCGTCTGGGCCAAGCTCGGCGCGCCGGAGACGCCGGAGGGCTACGAGCTGCCGGTGCCGCAGGGTCAGTCCGACGTCTTCGCCAAGCAGGCCGCGGCGTGGTTCCACGAGGCCGGCGTGCCGAAGGGCCAGGCCGCCAAGCTGGCCGGCAAGTGGAACGAGTACGTGGCGGCGCAGATGCAGGCCGAGCAGCAGGCCGAGCAGGAGGCCCTTGCCGCCGAGCACCAGGCGCTGGCGAAGGAATGGGGCCAGGGCCCGGCCGCAGAGCAGCAGCGCGAGATCGCCCGCCGTGCTGCCGTCAAGCTCGGCCTCGACGAACAGGCGGTCGGAGCGCTCGAGAAGACGGTCGGCTTCTCCAAGGTCATGAAGGCCTTCGCCAAAATCGGCGAACTGATGGGCGAGCACAAGGCGGTCGGCCTGGATGCCGGTGGCGCCTTCTCGCTGACCCCGGCCGCGGCCATGGCGCGCAAGCAGCAACTCATGGCCGACAGGGAGTGGGGTGCCAAGGCCATGAACCCGAACTCGCGCGAGTGGGCCGAACTGCAGCAGCTCAACGAGATCATCGCCAACAGCATGACGCAGCCGGCGTAAGCGCAAGACGGCTTCGCATCTGTAGCGCAACCCGTAGCAGCGTAGATCGGTAAGAGTTCCCGCGTGGGCTCTGATGCGTTCGCGCTTCTGGGCTGGATCGGACAAGGCTCACCGCCCCCGATGGACTGCCGGGAGAGACGGCACGACTGGCGCCCGCAAGGCGCAAGCAGGGCCCCCGCAAGGGACAAGCCGGGCGAACACCTGAGAACTGTTCAACCCGATTGGAGAACCGGCCATGTCCGCCAATTCCACCGCTTTCTATTCCGTACAGTACGCCAGCGCCGTCGAGCTGCTGGCGCAGCAGATGGCCCCGCGCCTGGCGATGCTCGCACGCCAGATGACTGGCGAGGGCAAGTCCGCCACCGTCGTCAACCAGGTCGACGCCATCGAAGCCGACGAGCGCACCACGCGCTACGACGACATCGTGCCGGGCGATCCGACGCACACCCGTCCGTGGGTCTACCCGCGCCACTTCGACAAGGCCGTGTTCTTCGACACGCTCGACCAGGTGCGCATGAACGCGAACCCGCAGTCGGAGTACGTGCAGGCCCTGGTCGCCGCGATCAATCGCAAGATGGACGACGAAGTGGTCCGCGCGTTCTTCGCGAACCGCAACCTGGGCGAGAACGCCGAGACCTCGGAAGCGTTCGCGGCGGCGATGCAGGTCGGCGTCAGCGTCGGCGGCACGACCTCCGGCCTGAACGTCGAGAAACTGCAGGCGGCGCTCGAGATCTTCCGCGGCCTGGAAGTCGGCCTGGACCAACCCGAGCAGATCAACTGCGCCATCTCGCCGAAGCAGGAACGCAACCTGATGAACGAGATCGAGGTGACCTCTTCGGACTTCACCGTCAAGAAGATCCTCGACAGCGGCACGATGGCCGGCAGCGGCTACATGGGCATCAACTGGATCATCTCGAACCGCCTGCCGGTCGACGGGTCCAGCTACCGCCGCGTGCCGTTCTGGACGGCCAAGGGCATGGCCTTCTGCACCTGGGGCGGTGGCCGCAAGACCGACGTCTCCCAGCGCAAGGACAAGCGCGGCATTCCGTGGCAGGCCTACACCGAGGGCCACTTCGGTGCCGTCCGTGCCGACGCCGACCGCGTCGTCGAGATCAAGTGCAACGAGGCCTGATCGCCAACATCTGAACTCTGAAGGAGAGCCACCATGGCTGTCGAAAGCAAGAAGTCCACGGCGATCACGAACGCGACCGCCACCCCGCCGACCATCAACTCGGCCAACATCGAGAAGGGCAACCTTCGCGAATCGCAAGGCTTTGCCGTCATCACCAACGGCGACAGCGTCGCGTCGACGTACCGCCTGGCGCGCATCCGCTCCGGCGACCGCATGTCGGAGATCAAGGTCTACAGCCCCGACATCGGCGCGACCACGGCCGGCGACCTGGGCCTGTACCGCACCAACCCGGACGGCGGCGCCGTCGTCGATGCCGACTTCTACGCATCGGCGCTGTCGCTCAACGGCGGCGCGCTGAACGGCGTCGATATCACGTTCGAAGCCGCTGCGGCCGGTGGCCTGATCGCGAACGCCGAGAAGCGCGTCTGGGAGTGCCTGGGCCTGACTGCCGACCCGCATCTGGAGTACGACATCACGCTGACCCTCACGGGCGCGGCGGATGCCGCCGGCACGGCCCTGTTCCGCTTCCGCTTCGTCAGCGGCGAGTGACCAACCGCGGGGGCTTCGGCCCCCGCCGCGCATAGGAGCCAAGCATGGCGGATCGTTTCTGGAGCATCAGCGCCGGCCAAGACAAGACGCTCGTGGCCGAGACCGGCGCGACGACTGCCGGCGCGCACGTCGAGGTGCGAATCACCTACGACAACGCCGCACTGGTCGGCAACAAGCAGCTGGCCTTGCGCCTGCTGCAGCTGGTCGAGCAGCGCATCGTCGAAGAAACCTGGCCGCCGGCCTGAGGTAGCGCATGGCGACCATCAACCT